TCAGCTGTGCTTCGTATTACGCCGCAGAATCTCGTTCACCCGCTCGGCGGTATACACCCGCTTCGCCTCGTCGCTCGGCTTGTGCCGCACATCGAGCATCACACCCGCACTGATCGCCAACACACAAACGACCACCGAGACCGCCGTCAGAAAGGTATTCATCGCACGCCCTTACTACACAAAAGAAAACCTGCAGGCCGGGTCGCCCCGCCAAATGGCGCGATTCTGCGCCGCCCGCACGGCATGGTCAACGGCCCGCCATGCACCGGAATCCCTACCGTTGCGGCCTGTGCGCCGGGCAAACGCCCGACCTCAAGGCACCGCTATCTGCAGCCCGCCCAAGGCGAACCGCGCAAACACCGCCCAACCCACGGCGCTGATCAGACCCAACGCCAGATAACCCACCACAATTCCCAACGCGATCTGCTTCCACAGCCCGGCATGGGGGTCACGGTTGTAAACAACCGGCTCCACGGAATGAACATCCCGCTCGGCACGAATCTCATCGAAACGCTCACGCATGGTTTACCTCGGTAAACGGAACAGCAAACAGAAGGAACGAAAAAAGGCGGCTAGCTTTGGCCAGGCGCCTTGGGATGTCTAGTGGGTGCCGCTAGACGGGTGAGCGGAGCATTATGAATCGCTTGAATAGCGCCCTGATGCCCCATAACCTCCCATGAAATCGCGCTCCTACGCTGCGCTAAACCTTAGCACTGCACTTTAATCCAAGAGAAATTCCCTCTGTAGTCACCTGCTATTCCTCGATCAGGTAACGCAGCGCAGGCAAAATATCCTCTCTTATCTCAAAAGCCGACAGCTTATTGATAGTTTGAAATGTGTTATGCGCCGCACTATTCAATAACTTTTTATGACCTAGAAACTTTCTAAGACTGTGCTGTATTTTATTTTTACGGACCTTATCCCAAACTTCTTCATGCTCAAGCAGGTAGGTAATAAGCTCATCCAAATCGGGATCAATCCCAGAAATTTCTTTTTGGGAAAGCTCTTTCGCCCCTCTCTTTTTACGGGCATCATTTCTTGACTTTATGACCTCAGCCAGTAAGTCATCATACATTCCCTTCCTAGAAAGGAATTTTATTGTGCTGGCTTCAAAAAGCATTCTCATGAGCACTAGAGCACTATAGGTCATAACATTCAGGTCTAGCCTTTTGCCTTCATGAACTAACGCAAGGTGCTTATCATCACAGTAAACTTCATTTATATCCGGCGGAAGAATGGTAGAGAATGTATTGTGGTCTACCTTGGTAACGAAAGCTGGTTTAGTTACAGGGGGTGCTGGTGCTGGTGCTGCTGCTGGCGCGCTACTTTCCTTAGGTGCGGGACTCGATGTAGGTTTAGTAGACACTGTAGCTTGAACATTTGCGGCAGGGGAAGCAGGACCGGGCACTACCAAAGGCAGATTCTTCTTCTTCCTTCTTTTAGCATCACCAGCATTTGCTCGCCATTTATCCACAAACTTATGCATATCTTCTAATGCAAGTTGATACGCGGGATTATTTAAATCCACATCCGTCTTACTGGTGTTCCATGGTAAGTTTGCGGGATTGGAGTCAGTAAAGTAGATATTCCCAACAAAGCCATTAAATTCGCTGTGAAACTTATGCACCCAACCCGTTTTTCTCGATTTATCTGCTATAACTATCGCTCTTTCATTGCAGTAAACGGTCCAACCATACTCCCCAGTAAGCTCTGCATTAGCATCTTTTATATAATCGGGCTCTGCTGGGAATCGATGTTTTTTGTGCTGGCCCGCCTCAATATATATCGCAGTCGTTTCATGCCGAAAAAACTTCGACTGACTACTATACGGGCTATCTTGTCTAATCTCGACAATTATAGGCTCAACTTCTTTCTTATTTATTTCTATTTTGAGATTTTTGGAAATATGCTTTCCGTAACGTATTCCTGTCTCGCGCCGCAGTTTATCCACCCACTCATCATCTGCGAAAAGTTGAGAGGTTTCGTTTGATAACCCTGTTGTTTTAATTGTAGTCCCTACCTTTCCCTTGGTAGGCATCTTAGTGGCCGGCAACTTCCAGTCAGGAGAATCAAGATATTCATCAGTCTTTATTTCAACATGACATCTCTCAATTCCGGTATCAGTCGTTATATCTGTGTGTTTACCTATCTTGAATATAGCCCTATTCAGTCCGACGCCAAACACACCAATACCTAGACTGTGAGACGACTTTTCACCAAAACGAAGCACTGAGCTTTCTAGAAGAGAAGCAGGTATTCCTCCGCAATTATCGGAAATCTCAAGCGAACTACCATCCACCGCTAGAATTATTTCAAAACTACCATAATTCTCGGGAGGCAGATTTACATCCAGACCCGGATTCAGCTTAAATATAGTATCTCGGGCAGCATCAATAGAGTTATCTATTAAATCAAAAATGCAAGCATCGATTGAGATATCTCTAGTAAGGCTATTTACCACAACCTCCTTACTTGGCCTAGTATCAACTGACAACGCTTGATTTACTGATTTCATAGAAATTCCTTTTATGCTACCGAAAGCTTTACTTCATCAAGGAGCGATTTTTTAATTTGCGTCATAATAGCCGTAGATACTATCGGCGAAACACTGTTTCCGATCATTCTAAAGCTATGCCACTTCGTGGGATGAAAAGTGAACCAGTCTGGAAAACCTTGAATTCTCGCCGCTTCTCGTACCGTGATGACCCGTCCTTCAGACGGGTGCAGAGGGCGAACAGCCTGAAAAGACCCCCTATCCGAGCCAGTCCCTGCTCTAAGGGTAGGGCTCAGCCCATCCCATCTAAGCTTATGAGACTTGCTAATCGGATCAATTTTCCCGACTACGGCATTTTTATACCGCTCTGCTACATGCGGTGTGTGTTTAGTTTCGAGAAGCCCTGAAACATACCCCTTTCTTAAGTAAGCGATCGCCTCATCGTTTCCGAGACCAGCATGAGGTAGTTCACGCATCATCCGGGCATATTCGCTTATATTGCGGCGCCTAGGGTACTTAGCCCAACCATAAGCTGTAGGGTCTTTAAGGTCTGGAACAGTTGAAGGCAAATCGAATATGGCATCCCTTACAGACGTCGGAGTTCTCTTAATCAAAAACTGCTCAATCCCTAACGGCTCCATTTCATCGGAATCAAAGCCAATTACAATAACCCGAACTCGATTTGTTGCCGCACCATAGTCCGCAGCATTAACTACGAACGGACCGATAACAGTATAGTTATCTGAAACCTGCTCAATCCCAGTCATTAATGTTTCAATATTATCTCCGTCGAGCAGCCCTTGTACATTTTCCATAACAAAGAACTTCGGCCGCAGCTCTTTCACATGCCTGTAGTAATGATGGACAAGGTTGTTTCGAGGATCATCTTTTTGCCGACGCCCAATCCTGCTAAAGCCCTGGCATGGTGGCCCGCCGATAATTCCTGCTGGCCTGGTGGAACCTATGATATGCCGCCAATCATTGACAAATATATCCGACACATTTCCCTCTATGGCTTTTGTTCTAGGGAAATTTCTTTTATATGCGGATTGCAATGTCGAATCTATGTCAACTGCTGCAATAGAATGAAATCCTGCAAGCTCGGCCCCTAGAGAAAACCCTCCACAACCGCAAAAAAGATCTAATACTAAAGGTCTACCTTCATTTGAATCCATTCTCTCTCTCTTATGCTGAGCAGTATATCTAGCTATGTAATTAGTAATCTTGATATTCACTAGTCTTTAAAATCAAATCTCGCCAAATTCCGGGCGTACCAGCGCCTAGCTACTTTCTGCGTGATCGCTATCCCGCGTTTTGACCGGTCAAGTTTCGGTTGGCCTCGTCGTACTCGGGGCTGGTCTGGCCTATCTCTGGCGCTACCTCGCCACTGACCATCCACCAGCGATACGACGGATACAGCGCTCCTAATGCTTCTATCTCATCGGTACTAATCCGAACGTCCTTGTTGTAGAGCACCGTTCTCCAGCGATTCGAGCCGATCGGAGTCTCTCGCACGAGGCGATCCATTCCAGCCATAGAGGCAACTGTTCTAACGCGCTCGTTTATCGTGCCCATTTCTTCTAAGTATTTTGTTCAAATAGTTTGAATTTACGAACAGCAGCTCATATGCTTTGTTCAAATATTTTGACTCAAGTATCTGAGTCGAATGCTTGGACGAGTATAGGGCAAAAGCTATGGAACAGTCTGGTGTAGTGGGGTTAACCATCGAAGGCCAAGCCGAACGGATCGTCAGCTTCCGGGAAGCGCCGTTCTGCACGCAGCTGGTGCTGGCTGAAATGATGGGCGTCGAGCAGATCACCGAAGACGTGGTGCGCGGCTGGGTGGAAACCTACACCCTCCCGACCGTGAAGATCGGCCGCCGCCGCGTCATCAACCTGCACCGCATCCGCCGCGACATCGAGCGGGGCAAGACGGTGTTCTGCCAGGGGGATTACGCCGATGAATGAGGCTATCGACCATGAGCGCCTACAACCGGCTTCCCCACGCACCGGACTGCGACTGCTCTGTCTGCTGGTCCGGACGCGAAGTGGCGAACCCCGCTCCCTCCCCGTCCACACGCTGCGCCCAATGCCGCCCCGCCTCTGCGCGGCCGATACGCACGCTGCAAATGGGCCGCGTCGGTGGTGTCTGGAAGCCTCTGGTCTCGGAGTGGACAGTGGAACCGGCCTTTATCTGCGAGAAGCACACGCCACCCGCCCGCCCCGCGAAGTGGTGGAGCGTTGCTTACCAAGATTCAACCTCGGCGCCGAGCGAGCAATTTCCGTTCTAGCCGAAGCCCCGACCGAAGTCGATCAGGTCCAGGGCCGCGCTCCCGGCTCGTCGGATCACGCTTCACCGATCCGGCGAACGGAAGCACGGGCGAAGCGCACCCTTGACCCTGCACGAACAGAAACAGCCTCCGCTCGTGAGTGTGGGGCAGCTTCACCGCCCCGCGCTCCCGAGCCCTCGGCGGCGAGAGTGGGATAACAAGGGCAAAGCCCTTGGTTTTAATAGCGGGAATTAATAGTGGCGAACTTAAGAAACCAGTTAATTCCACAGTAATCCACAAACCAACAGCAACTAATAACATTTCTAAATTTGCGATAAAACGCTTTCCAAGCGTGTATAACTAGTACCACAAACCCGTTGTAAGCCGCGCAAACCCTGGCAAGAGGCGAACTTTAAAAGTTCCTCTGCTCGGGCTCTCTCGGCCCACAAAAAGGCAAACCGCGCAATAACGCGCAACTAACTGAGGAAATACAAGATGGCACGTTCGACTATGGAAGTTGCATTTCTCGGCACTCAGAAACTCGCCTTCAGCCAAAACGGCAGCGAAGTAAAGATCGTCAAAGTCTTTTATGGCGATGAGCCGGACGGCCAGACCGAAAACGGCCTGTCCATCGTCAGCATGGATGTTCCCCTGGAAGTGGCCGACGAAGTGTTTGCCTCCGGCGCCAACTTCGAACCGCTGGAAACCGTCCGCATCCACTTCGAGGTTGCCCGAGCCGGAAAACAGAAGGGCAACAATCTCTGCCTGCACTTGGAATCGGTGAAGCCTGCCACCCAGGCCGCCAAGCCCACCCAGCAACCGACCCCAACCGCCAAGCCAGCCGGCACCCAGCCGGACCCGGCCAAGGCCAACTAACCGGGAGGGGCGGCCATGCTGATCGATGACCGGGTGTACTGCGACTGTTGCGGCAACGACATGGGCAAGCTCATGGCGCTGCCCGCGCCGCAAAGCGACCTGCTGCCCGACCTCAGCCTGCCGCCCCACTTCGCCGTCTGCCCCGACTGCGAACCCTCCGAAGCAACTGCCGACCTTGAGGCCGGCGAATGACTTACGCGCTCACCTGCGACGGCACCGTCTCGGTCGATGCAGGCGGGGCGCCCCTGTGTTCCGGGGGCTGGGTCCTGATCCAGCTTCCAGAACAGTTCGACCCGAGCCAGCTGGACCCTGCCGTATTGGCCCAGGTGTTCGGGATCGGATTCACGCTCGTAACCACTGTGCTGTTGATCGGGATCGGCTGTAAGGCCGTTCTCGACTTCCTCAAGCACGCCTGAAAACCCATTTGGAGTGACCACCATGCAAAACCTCAAACGCGTTTCCCGCGATCTGGCCCTGGCCGTTCCCTTCGCCATCGCGGCGTCTGCCTCCCACGCTGCCGGCTGGGACTACAGCACCCTGACCGCCGATGTGGACTTCTCCACCATCGCAACCGGCGTCCTCGCCGTCGCAGCCCTGCTGGCAGCGGTATACGCCGGCATCAAGGGTGCCCGCGTCGTCCTCGGCTTCCTGCGTTCGTAACGCTCACCAGCAACCCGGGCCGGCCTAGTGCCGGCCTTTCTCTTAGCGAGGTAGCCATGCAAGCCCTCTGGGAGTTCGCCTTCTTCTGCATCGGATCGGCCTGCGCTTACGCGATCTTTTCGAGGTGGTAGGGATGAAGGCTCAAGGTCGCATTTACAGCTTGTTGCTGCTGTTCTGCTCGTTCCTGTCCATGCAAACAGCGGCAGCAGACGAGTTCTTCTGGCGGGCCAACTACTCGGGCGGCATACCCAAGCCAACGCCGCTGGAGTCGTGCAAGGCGGCAAATACCAACGTCAGCTACGTCAGCAAGATTGATGACACGCGATACAACTGCCATCAGTACAACGGCCCTGTTCTGTTTCAAACGCTCCGCTATGCCATCAGCTGCACCAACGCCCAGCAATGGGATTGGGACGCCGGTCGGTGTGTCGATATTCCTCAGCCCAAGCGGTGCGAAGCCACCAATGGCCAGACCGTCAGCCACGAACACCTGATGAAGGCTGCTGTAGGCCAACCCACTATCGACCCGCCTGGGTCTGTCTGCGGCAACGGCTGCCAGTACGCCTTCACCTACACCCCGGCCTCCAACGTCTACGTCTACACCAGCGGCAACCCGCCCGGTGTATTCGGCGTTTACGCCTATTCCGGCAACGGCATTGAGTGCAACGAAAATACGCTCCAAACGCCGGGGAACCCGTCAGAGGGCGATACCCAGGACCCGGACGACACGCCACCGCCCGAGGATGGCGACAAGTGCCCGGAGGGCTACACCTACAACGGCACTTTCTGCTCCCCGAACAACCCGCCGAATCCCGACCCCACGGACCCGACCGACCCAACGGACCCAACCGATCCCACCGATCCCGGCGATGGTTCGGACGGAGGCGGTTCGGGTGGTGGTGGATCTGACGGCGGCTCAGGCGATGGCGGCTCCGGTGACGGCGATGGGTCGGGTAATGGCGACGGCGGAAGCTCCGGGGGCGGCGGTGGTGGCAGCGGAACAGGGGATGGCGAAGGCGACGACGAAGAAGGCGAAGGCTCCGGCCCCGGCTTCTGCGACGGCGGTGACTGCTCGTTCGTCGCACCGAGCTACTTCGACGGCGCCGACAAAGTGCCGGGTTTCGACGAATCCCTGTCCCGCGTCTTCGACGGCATCCGTAACTCGCCCCTGGGCAGCGCGGTCGGTGCCATTTCCTTTCCGTCCGGCTCCGGTGCCTGCCCGTCTGGAACGGTGACCCTGTTCGGCAAGCCGATCACCTTCGATGGTCACTGCGCCCTCTGGGGCGAGATCTCCGGAATCTTCTCCGCGCTCATGCTGGCCGTCTGGTGCCTGCTGGGCGTTCGTATCGTCCTGTCCTCGTGAGGTGCCGCCATGCTTGAGAAGCTAGGTCGTTTCATCGATTGGGTCTGGGCGTTCCCCGCCCAGATATTCAAATGGCTCCAGGATGCCTTCGACTCGGTCATCGACTTCATCGAAACCCTGCCGCAGTGGATCTTCTTCCAACTGTCCGAAGGCATCGTCTCGTTCTTCAACGCCATTCCGGTGCCGGACTTCTTCTACCAGGCCGGCAACGCGATGCAGTCGATTCCGCACGAGGTACTGTTCTTCGCGCATATGTTCCGGCTCGACTTCGGCGTCACCACGGTACTGCTGGCCTACCTGATCCGCTTCGTCATCCGCCGCCTGCCGATCATCGGGTGACCTATGGCGATCGACGCATATACCGGCATGCCCGGCCATGGCAAAAGCTACGGAGTCGTTGAACACGTCATCATCCCCAGCCTGAAACAGGGCCGGCATGTGGTGACCAATATCCCCCTTGAGGTCGATGCCTTGCTGGGCGAATTCGGCGGCACCATCGCCCAGCTACCGGCGGACTGGTTCGAGCGGCGCGACCTGGCCGAGCTGGCCCCCAACGGCTGCGTGCTGGTCCTCGACGAACTCTGGCGCCGCTGGCCAAAGGGGCAGAAAACCAACGCGGCTGCACTCGAAGACAAAGCCTTACTCGCCGAGCACCGGCACCGGGTCGATGAAAAGGGCCAGTCCATGCGCGTGGTGCTGGTTACTCAGGATCTGGAGCAGATCGCCACGTGGGTCACCCTGTTGGTCGAAACCACCTACCGCATCGTCAAGAAGTCCAAGAAGTACTACCGGGTCGATATCTACCGGGGCGCCGCCAAGGGCCAGCGGCCACCGAAAACCGCTCTGCTGCGGCAGACCGCCGGGACCTTCAAGCCCACCGTGTGGTGCTACTACAAGTCGGCCACGCAATCGGCCACGGGTGATGTGGGTGATGAATCGAAAGCCGATGGGCGCGCCTCGCTGCTGCGCTCCTGGGGCCTGTGGGGGCTGATCGGCATCGTCACCGTGTGTGGTGTCTTCGGTGTCATGGGCGTGCGCTCGTTCTTCAGCACGCCGGTCGTACCCAAACCATCCGAGCCGGCACCCGTGGCAACGCCTGAACCTCAGCCCGCACCGTCGCGCACCTCCCGAGCAGCAACCGCCGTGTACGCCAAACCCGAAGGGCCAGTCATGTCGATGACATGGCGCGTGGGCGGCTACGTCATGGCCCCGGTGGGCTCATGGCGTCCACCTGCGCCCCAGGAGCCGGAGCCAGACGGGATCTACTGGCAGAACACCGGAAACGCCAAGCCAGTGAGCAAGACCGCCCGCGTCGTCCTCGTCTCGAACAGCGGCCTGACCCGCGTTGTACCGCTCGGGGAGTGCCGCTTCTTCGCCGGACAGATGGATATGTACTGCGACATCGACGGCGAACGCATCACGCCCTGGACGGGGCGAGGTGCGGTTACCAGCGTGATTGATCCAGTGGCGTCGCTCAGTTCTACGCGCCGCGAGCCAGACGCCGGCGCTCGCCAGCGTAGCGCATCGGGCGCCGGCGTCGGTGCGGCGGCGCCCCGCTGACGTCCCTGTAACACGTCAGATAAACCCAACTGAACAGTGTCGATTCGTTGCAATTTGGAGCAGAAGAGAATGAGCGTTAAAGACCAGATTCGTGTTGATCAGAACTTTCAGGAAACCCCAAATGGGCGACTGTTCTTCGATAGCCATTCGGCCAAGCTGACCGACCTGTCGGGCGTTCGGTTGCTGCGTTGCGGCGTCGATACGGTCCGCCAGCTGTACCGAGGACTGATCCGCCCGGAAATCATGGCGCTGTTCGAGAAACCAGGCGTCATGGTCGAGTTCGCTGGGGAGTTCTGGCATGCCGGTCGGGTAGGGCGGGACTCGGGCTACCAGTACAAGCTCCAGAATGCTGACCTCGGGTTCATCCTGCTCATCAAGAACTTCAACGCCAAGCTCGAGAACATCGGCCCGCACCTGAAAATCGAAGTGTCACCGCACGCCATCGACGCGCTGTCGCCTGAGCGCCTGCAAGAGCGGATGGACTACTACGCCGCAGCCGTAATGACACACCTCGAACGCAACCAGTGCGCTGTCCATCTGGCGCTGGATCTCCAGGGCTGGAAGCCTCCGGTGGATCTGGTGGCACGCCTGCACTGTCGCGCACGGACGCACCGGGATATCTCGGGTATCAACGAGATCAACTGGGCCACCAAGTCCAGCGTCTACGGTCGGGGCGAAACGTCCATGTTCGGCTCAGCCGGTGGCGTCCAGCTGTGTATCTACAACAAGACAGAACAGGCCCGCGCGACGGATAAGCTCGACTTCTGGGAAAGCGTCTGGCGTCGCCGGGACTCGTTCGATCCGGCCGATCCTGATAACTACGACCCCGAGGCGGACGTGTGGCGGGTCGAGCTGCGCTACCACCATTCGATCATCCAGCAGTTCGCCAGCGGGTCGGTAGACGTGAAGACAGGCCAAGCCATCGACACGGACTCGTTTGCGGCGTTCTCCGCCCACTTGGACGGCCTGTGGCGCTACGGGCTGTGCCAGTTCAAGTTGCTGCACCGTCCAGGGCAATACGAGCCGATCTGGACGCTGATGCGTGATGACGTGCGGGTCGACGTGGCAGTCGATTCGCTGGTCGATGAAACGGAATACAAGCGCTACTACAAGACGTCACGGGGCTTCTCGGGCAAGAACGTGGAGCTGTTCCTGGGAAACTTCGTAAGCCTGCTAGCACGGGAGCGAGTGGGCGCTAAAACCGCATTTGATCGACTGAAGGAATGGGAATGCTGGCCGGTCATTCGTGACCACTATGCCGCCAAGGATATGAGCGAGCGTGATCTGTACAAGCACATCAAAACGTTGCTTCAAGAACGCCACGTTCGATGGGGCAGAGCGGTCTGATGGCGATTCAGCAGCTCTCCGATGGGCGCTGGCGGGTCGACGTTGAGCCGGTCAAAGGCAAGCGGTTCCGCAAGACGTTGAAGACCAAGGCCGAGGCAATGCGCTTCGAGGCGACCTGTCGCGCCAAGTGCAGCGAGTCGAACGATTGGGCACCGCGGCCAAAGGACAAACGCAGGCTGTCAGAGCTGGTCGAGCTTTGGTTCGATCTTCACGGCGTCTCGCTCTCCGATGGCGTACGGCGTGTGGCGATCCTGCGGGCGTGTGCCAAGGTGATGGGTGACCCGATAGCTCGCATGGTCGATGGCGCGAAGATCGCAGCCACACGCGCGCGTTGGATGTCAGCTGGCGTCACCGGCAAGACGGCGAACAATCGCCTCGGCTACCTGAAAGCCGTTTACAACGAGCTGCATAAACTCGACGTGATCGACTATCCCTGTCCGTTCACCCGTATTCGTCCGGTTCGGTTGCAGGAGCGCCCCTTGGCCTACCTGACCAAGCCGCAGATCTCCGAGCTGCTCGATGCACTCCAGGCGCGGACCACGTCTCCGCATCCGGCGATGGTGGCGAGGATCTGTCTGGCGACCGGGGCGAGGTGGGGTGAGGCTCAGGCGCTGCGACCGGAGCGGATTAGAGGCAACGCCCTTGTGTTCGCCAATACCAAGTCGAAGCGGGTGCGGATGGTCCCGGTAACGCCGGAGCTGGTCGCGGCGATCAAGAAGCACTGGCAAACCTACGGGCCGTTCACCAACTGCATCGGCGTGTTCCGGCTGGTCCTGCTCTCGACCTCGATCAAGCCACCACGCGGACAAGCAAGCCACATCCTGCGTCATACCTTCGCAGCTCACTTCATCATGGGCGGTGGGCATATCGTGACGCTGAAGGAGATCCTGGGGCATGCCTCGCTGAACATGACGATGCGCTATGCACATCTTGCGCCGGAACATTTGCATGATGCGATCAGGCTTGGTCCACTAGCATCAATCAATAATGCTGTGGAGTAG